CTAAATCCAGATTGGATTGGCAATAAATTAACAGAGTCAACAGTAGAAGTTGATTGCATAGAAGCCATTGAAACAACCCGCACATTGGGAGAGGTGAAGGAATAATGTATCTAACAGAGCCACTGTTAAGTTTTTCAGTTCAACCTACCCTAATTCTCTGTAATTTAACAGTCAGAGTGTTAGATTTAACACCTTCACTACCTGACTTGAGTATAGGTAAGGTGAGGAGTTCTCCTGATATGTAACCGTTCGGTTGCAGAATAATTTGTAACTAAACGGTTACAATATATAGAAAATGTCGCTATCGCTAGAGGAAGAGAAACGAGTGAAATTAATGTCTGTGATGACAGTTGGGAGATTAAAGTTTTTTTATGGTCGCTGGAGTCAATGGGGTATTGAAATCTCCTATGGAAGTTACGATAACTTCCTCACTCTCGCTTTGGGGAGTTGGGTCTGCGGATTTAATATATCAAGCAAAAGGAATTCAACCGAGGTAGAATAAACCTATGGAAAACAAGAGTGGGGTTAAATTGGTGGCTCAAGTAGAGAAGAAGGCACCCAGTAAAGCCGTTACCCCCAAAAAGATAGGCGGGCGCAAGCCTTTTGTTTTAGATGAAGATAAAGAGAGTGCAATTCTTGATTTCATCCGTATCGGAACGCCTGTAAAGCATGCAGTTGTCGCTTCAGGGGTCAGCGAAGCGGCTTTTTACAACGCAATGTCTCGCGGTCTGGCAGAAAGAGAACGCCTAAAAATGGTTCCAAATGCAAAAGAAAACCCAACCGAAGTTGGGTATCTACAATTCCTAGAGTCTGTCGAGCGGGCAAGATCAGAGGCAGTTGCCAAAAAGGTTGCTTCAATTACCAAAGCAGCCATTGAGGGAGATTGGAGAGCGAGCGCGTGGTGGCTAGAGCGTCAGGTTGGTTCAGAGTTCGGAAAGACTGACCGTATTGAAATTGGTGGGCAAGGTGGCGAGGCGATTAAAGTCCAAATTGAAATGGGCGACCTTGAAGATAAGATTGCACGAATTCTTTCAATTAGAGAAAAGTAACGATGAGGCTAATAGACAAAGTTCTCGGGGCAACACTTGAAAAACGAGCAGAAATTTATCTATCGCTGACCCCTGAAGAAAAATATGCGCTCGGGGCTATCATGGACGCTGAAATTGAGAATCCGTGGGCAAGGTGGGAAAACGACCCAGTTGGATTTATCGAAGATGGCTTGGGCGAAACCTTATGGACTAAGCAAAGGGAGATTTTAGAATCCGTAGTAGAAAATAAAAGAACGGTAGTCCCAGCATGTCACGCGCCAGGAAAATCTCACTTAGCAGCGAGGGCTATGGCATGGTGGATTGCAGTTCACCCACCAGGAACGGCAATTGCGATTTCGACAGCATCAACATTTCGGCAGGTCAGAAACATTATGTGGGCGCAGATAAGAAAAGTTCATATGGCACACAAGTTGCCAGGCGAGATACTAACTACCGAGTGGAAAATCAACGATACCGTTACAGCCTACGGTTTTGCGGCGGCTCCAGGAAACGAAGCGGCAATCCAAGGAATCCACGCACCCCACTTGCTTGTTGTGGTGGATGAAGCGGGCGGTATCTCAGAAACCATTGGTATAGCCCTAGAAGCCCTAATGACGGGTGGACACACACGCCTATTGGTATTGGGTAACCCGCCGACAGATTCTGAGCAAGGCTGGTTTGAGCGCATTTGCAGTTCACCGATCTATAACATAATTCCGATTAGCGCTTATGAAACTCCAAATTTTACGGGTGAAGATACTGGATTGTGCAAAACTTGTCCGTCGCACATTGAAGAACATTCAGTTGCAACCCACCTTGTAGATAAAACTTGGGTTGATGATGTAATAAGTGAATTTGGAGAAGATTCCGCTTTCGTTGAAGCCCGCGTTCATGCCAGATTCCCAAAGAGTTCGATTAGTAAAGTTATTCCTTATACATGGGCAGAACAGGCTACTCAAAATGAAGAGCAAATAGTTTCTCAGGTTATTCGCCTTGGCATAGATATCGCATCAGACGGTGGCGATGAGTTCGTTATTGCTCAGGCTGATGGCTACACGGTAAGCATTACTCACCGATCTTCAGGTAAGACAAACGCGAACGCCGTAGATGTGGCTGGCGTGGCTATTGAGCATATCCAGCGAGCAGTTGATAAACATTTAGAGCGCGGGATAACAGATTTAGTTCGGGTCAAGATTGACACAATTGGTGTGGGCTGGGGAGTTGTTTCCCTATTGGATAGATGGGTCAAAGAGCGCCAAATGAGGGCAGTAATCATTGGTGTCAATGTTGCAGAGCGACCTAAAGATCAAGCCAAGTTCAAAAATCAACGAGCCGAGATGTGGTGGAATACCCGTAATCTGCTACAACCCAAAGAAGGAAAACAAGAGATTCGTTTAGAAGCGGATAGGCAGGTATTAGCACAGTTGGCTGGACCGACTTTCAAATCTGATTCTTCTGGGCGCATACAGATTGAGTCGAAAGTAGATATGAAAAAGCGTGGCGTATCTAGCCCTGACCGAGCCGAAGCGATACTTTTAGCGCTCTATGAAAACAAGAGCGTATTGCCACCGATTGCCCCTATTTCAATTGGGCAAAGTAATCAATGGGACATGAATAGCCTATAAAATGATTGAGGTTTATTTAACTGACATTGAAATTCAAGAAGCACTTAATTTTGTTGCTGCCATGCGCTCCGATAAAAAGGGGCATAATGTAACAGATAAAAAGTTTGATTTGAATAACACTTCTTGGGCGGTAAATCTCATGGGGCATTTAGGGGAAAAGGTTGTTGCTAAGACATATCGGATTCCAGTTGATAATAGAATACTTTCTGGGGGCGACGGCGGAATAGATTTAAGAATCTCCGACAAAACGGTTCAAGTTAAAACAAGCGCGACGAACCAATTGATATTCAACAGCAAAAATTTGTTTACCGCCGATTATGCAATATTTGTTACCCTTGTTGGGGAAAGGACACAGCCCCATATAAACTCAAAGTTTAGAATATGGGGAGACATCACAAAAGAGAAATTTCTTGATGTCTGTTACGAAAAAGATTATGGTTACGGTTTAAGATATGTTTGCAACATAAATAACCTTGGGTGGGAATTAAAGCCTAATGGCACCCACACTCATTAGAACCTGATTCGGGGCAATAGTAATAAGTTTTATTTTCAGGTAGTTTGCAATGAGGACATGATTTCTCATCCTCAATAACCACGATTTCAGATTCCCTATATTCTTTGACGCAGTTATTACAATATGCCAAATTATCAGCCCACTCAAGAAGCCAACGCTCATGGCGCTGGCTCCTCATGTCATCCAGAAGGCTCATGCGAGTACAGGGTTAGGTTGAAGGTCAAAGACTGTCTCATAAAGTAGTTGCCCACCTTCCCAATCGCCCCAATTCCCATCAGATGAAATATCTATCGCATTACCGAAGTGGAACTTGGCTCGGATAAGGATTGCACAGACAACGACATCGTAGGGCTTTCCAGCAGTCTTGCAGAAAGCAAATCCCGTATCGGTTGAGTTCATGTGGAATGTTTCGTGTGTACCATCTCCCACCCCATTGAATATGACATCTGTGGCTGTTGTGGTCGGTAGAGTCTTACCAAAGCCATCCCCTATCTCTATTCCCGCGTCCATCGCGGTTCCAATAATAAGAGTGCAATCTTCAGAAAATTCTGCAAATGCGTTATCTAACGGTCTTGCAATTGTCCAGTAATGTGTGTACCCCATTATGCCACCCATCGCCTTTCTAATACGATGTTGCGCCAATCTAGCGCAAACTTATTATCTGTTGGAGAAAGACTTCTGATGAACTTTTCTGAAGCCTCGTAGTAACTTGGACCTTGGCTCTCTCCGATTACCTTGGTTTGAATCCAACCGTTCTTGCGAACAGTTAGGTAAACGCATGCAAAGACTGAGCCGTCCTCAATTTTGCGAAGCGATATGTAGAAAGCCTTTTGCCCGTATTCATTCTTGCCTTCTTCGATCTTGGCAAGTTCGTAGATTCCGTCATATGAGCGAACAATGTCCCACTCAACGAATTTCTTGGTTGTAATATTTTTTCCAACCTTTACTGAATCCCACCCCATTTTTTTTCCTCTCTCTAGGAACAACCCAAGTATAACTTACTGGGGTTGGTTATGCAACTACCTTTGAACCGAATTCGACATTGACAAAGCAACTTGCTTGGTAAGCGATTTCGCCTACTTGATCGCAGTAGACACCTTCAATAGTTCCCTTGACGGTTGTTTTTCCCTTACGAACTAAGATTCTGCTGACGGTGTAGGTATCGTCCCAGTCAAGATAGATTTCAACTTTATATCCATGGGAAACTGGCAAAGTTACTGTTCGGGCTTCCTTGCCATCATCGGTGCGCCATACTTCAACGCG